ATCGTAATTCGTTCGATAATGAGAGGATGGCTGCCTGGATTCCTAATTGTGACCGTCGCACCATCACTGCCGCCCATAGCTCCCGCTCAGACCGGGGAAAGACCAATGACCAAGAAGCCCTCCCGCAACAAGAAAGGCCGCTTCCTTATCGGCCACGCTGAACCCGGTCCCGGCCGCGACAGCATCTATAACCCGGCCATGAATGAGGTGGTGCGCAAGCTCGCCTTGCTTGGCGCCACGGACGCGGAGATGGCCGATATTCTCGGCATCAATGAGCGCACGCTGAACCGGTGGAAGATCGACTACCCCGCTTTTTGCCAGTCCATCATGGCCGGCAAGATCGTTGCGGACGGCGAGGTGGCCGACAGCCTCTACAAGCAGGCTACCGGCTACCATGTCCAGATCGAGAAGGAGCGGAAGAACAAGCAGACCGGCGAATACGAAATGGTCAAGGTGCAGACCTTCATTCCCGGCAACGCTGAGGCGGCGAAATTCTGGATGAAGAACCGCCGCAAGCAGGACTGGCGCGACAAGCACGAATTGACCGGCCCCGATGGCGGACCGCTCCAGGTCAACTTCAGCACGGTTTATGAGCCTCCTCCAGGTTGACCGGCGCATCCGCTGGTATCAGCGTCCGCTCCACGAATACCTGGTCAATGGAGGTAAGCGCGCGATCGAGATTGCCCATAGGCGATGGGGCAAGGACGAAATGGCGCTCGCCGCAACGTGTGAGCTGGCGCATAGGCGGCCGGCATCCTACTGGCATTGCCTGCCTGAGTATGAGCAGGCCCGCAAGGCGCTATGGACGGCGATCAATCCCCACACGGGAAAGCGGCGTATCGATGAGGCTTTCCCTGTCGAGCTTCGGGAAAGCAAGGATGAACAGCAGATGTTCATCAAGCTCAAGTGCGGCTCGACGTGGCAGCTTGTCGGCTCGGATCGGTATAACAGCCTTGTAGGAGCTGGCGTTGCCGGCGTCGTCTTCTCGGAATGGGCCTTGGCGAACCCGAGCGCCTGGGCCTACATCCGCCCGATGCTGGAGGAGAACGACGGCTGGGCCGCGTTCATCACCACACCGCGCGGGCGCAATCACGCCAAGTCAATGTACGACATGGCGAAGGCGGACATGGATCGCGGCGGCCGATGGTTTGCCGAGATCAGCACGGTGCTCAACACTAAGGCGCTGACGCCCGAGCAGATCGACGAAGCCAAGCGGGAGTATATCGCGCTCTATGGCGTCGACGTCGGCACGGCCCAATTCGAGCAGGAATATCTCTGCTCCTTCAACGCCGCCATTCTCGGCGCCTTCTATGCGCGCGAAATGCTGGCGGTTCGGAACGAGGCCCGCATTATCGCGGATCTTGAGCCGGTTCCAGGCAAGCCGGTTCATCGCGCCTGGGACATCGGCGTCCGCGATGACACGTCCATCTGGTGGTTTCAGATCGTCGGCGGCCAGCTGTTCATTCTAGACGTCTACAGCAAGCCCGGTGAAAGCGACCCCGAAGTCTTCGCGGAGATGGTCCACGCGAAAAATAAGGAGCGCGGATGGACTTCTGGCATTGACTACGTGCCCCATGACGCCCGTCAAAAGGTTTGGGGCATGAAGAAAGGGCGCCTGGAAACGATGGTCGATTGCGGCCTGAAGCCAGAGATTGTGCCCGATCTTTCGAAACTCGACGGCATTAACGCAGTGCGGCGCACGTTACCGCTCTGCGTGTTCCATCAACGGTGTGATGAAATCGGCATCGCCGCGCTTGAGCAGTACCGGCGCGAATGGGATGACGACCGGAAGATGTTCCGCGAGAACGAGGTGCACGACTGGACATCGCATGCCGCCGACGCCTTCCGTTACCTCTCGGTGGCCTGGCGCGCGGCGCCGCAGGCTCAGGAGAAGCCAAAGCAACCAACTCCGGCGGCAGGCACCGTCGTGCTGCCAGGCGCTCCCGAGCCCCCACGCGGCAGGAGAATGACGACATGAACCGACACGGGCCCATGAATGGCTGACCGCACCAATACCGCCGCCGATCCCAAGCAGGATAGGGCTTCGAAATACTGGCTGGACTGCATCACCGATGCGCAGCGGTATTTCTCCTATTGGCAGGAGAAGTGCGACGGCGTCGATAAGCTCTATGCGGAGCTGAAGAAGCTGTCGGGGAACAATCTCGATCGTGAGTTTCAGATGTTTTGGGCGAACGTCGAAATTCTCAAGCCGTCGATTTATTCGCGCGCGCCCGTCCCTGTTGTCGTGCCGCGCTGGAAGGATCAGCAGGAGCTGCCGCGCAAGGCCTCTGAAGTGCTGGAGCGCTCGCTTGTGGTCAATTTCGAGGAGACCGAGCTGCACGGCATCATGCTGCAGGTCCGTGACGATCTCCTGATGGCTGGCCGCGGCGTCGCGTGGATCCGCCTCGAAGATAGGGGCGAGGACGGCGAGCGCAATGTGGTGGAGCACCTCGACCGCACCGACTATCTGCATGAACCCGCCCGAAAGTGGGAAGAAGTCGGCTGGGTCGCTCGCCGCGCCTGGCTGCCACGTGACCGGGTGCGCGCGCGTTTCGGTGACGAGGTTGCCGGTGATCTTGCCTACAAGCAGCCCCAGGACAAGGAAGGCGGCGAGAAGCACCTGGCCGATTACAAGGGCGAGGAGAAGGCCGAGATTTGGGAAATCTGGAGCCGGACCCGGAACCTGGTGGTCTGGATCTCGCCCGGCTATCCCGAAGTGCTCGACATGCAGGAGCCGTTCCTGAAGCTGGAAGGCTTCTTCCCTTGTCCGAAGCCAGCCTACTCGACGCTGGAGCGGCGCAAGCTGATACCGGTTCCTGACTTCTATTTCGTCAGGGACCAGCTCGAGGAAATCAACGAGATGACCGCGCGCATATCGGCGCTGGCGGAATCTCTCCGGCTCAAGGGCCTGGTGCCTGGTGGCAATGGTGACCTCAGCGAAGCCATTGAGATGGCCTTGAAGCGCACCGATGATAACGCTGTCGTCATTCCGGTGGCGTCGTTCGCGGCCCTTGGCGGCGCTGCGACGCTCAAGGACAGCATTGTCTGGCTGCCCATTGTGGAGGTGGCGAACACCATCACCTCCCTGGTCAGCCTTCGCCGGCAGTTCATTGAGGACGTCTACCAGATCAGCGGCGTCAGCGACATCATGCGGGGCTCGACCGATCCCGATGAGACGCTAGGTGCGCAGCAGCTCAAGAGCCAATACGGCTCGATCCGCATTCGTGAGCGCCAGGCCGAGCTGGTCCGCTTTGCCCGTGACATCACCCGCATATCGGCGGAGGTGATGGCCGAGAATTACACGCCGGAACAGTTTCTTGCGTCGTCTCAGCTGCCACTGCCTACGGCGGCTCAGATCGAGCAGCAGGCGCAGCAGCTGATGGAGAAGGCCCGGCAGTTCCTGATGAGTGAGCAGGGGCAGCAGATGTTGGCTACGGACCCCGACAATGTCGAGCAGCTGAAGCAGCAGGCCGAAGCGCAGCTGGGTCAGCTTCAGTCGACCATGACCATTGACAAGGTCGTGGAGCTTCTGCGGGAACAGCGTGTTCGCCCCTTTGTGCTTGAGATCGAGACCGACAGCACGATCCAGGCGGATGAAAACGCCGAGAAAGAACAGCGCAACGAGTTCCTGGGCGTCTTCGCCACGGCAATGCAGCAGCTGGCGCCCATGGTTACACAAAACCCATCTGCCGCGCCGATGGCTGTCGAGATACTCAAATTCGCGCTGGCGCCGTACCGCGCTGGCCGCTCAGTGGAAGCGGCGATCGAGCAATTCGCGGACTCGGTGAAGACCGATGCCCAGCAGCGGGCCCAGAACCCGACGCCCAGCCCGGAACAGCTGAAGTCCCAGCAAGAGGAAAAGCGCCTCGCCTTCGAGGAGAAGAAGCACCAGGACGAAATGGCGCTGCGTTCGAAGGAGGTGGATCAGACGAATGAGCGGGAAATCCGCAAGGCCCGGGTGGAGGGTGATCTTGCCGGTGTGGAAGCTGGCCAGCCGGCGGCTTACTCCATGGCCGAAGTTATCGCGCAGCTTGCCCAGCAGAATACGCAGGTGCTTCAGGCGCTCGCGATGATTGCCCAGGTGCTCGCCGCGCCGAAGACTGTGACGACACCTGACGGCCGCACCTTCACCACTCAAACCGGAGGCGCGTCCTGATGTTGGCTTTGCTGGCCACCAATTTCACGATTGCGCACCTCGCCGCCGGCACGCACCTGTCGCGTCAGAATGACGGCCACTGGTTCGTGACATTTCACCCGTTTGCGACGTTCACCGCGCCGCATTGGAAGGAAGTCAACTGATGACCATGCAATTCTCTGTGGCGGTGCGGAATGCGCGCCTCGATGTTGTCGAGACCACGATCGGTACGACGCCGATCCTGCAAATCCGATCTGGCGCCCCGCCGGTCAACTGCGCGGCTGCCGACAGCGGCACGGTGCTCGCCACGGTGAACCTGCCGGCCGACTGGATGGCGGCGGCGTCGATCGGCACCAAGTCAAAGTCCGGAACCTGGCAGGACCTTTCAGCCGATGCCGCCGGTGTTGCAGGACATTTCCGTATCAAGGACAGCACCGGCACCACGACGCATATGCAGGGCACCTGCACGATCACCGGCGGTGGCGGCGACATGATCCTTGACAATACGAATTTCGCCGCGGGACAGGTCTTCACGGTCGTCAACTTCACGTTAACGGCGGGGAATCCGTAAGTGCCTCTGACAACGCCGTTTGCAGGCAGTGGAACCGCGACGGCAGGGCTCAACATCTCTTTCAATTTTGACTGCGGTGCGGCGAATGCCTCAAAGATTGCGGTCATCGGCCTGCATCAGACCGGCGGCCTTGGTGGCAAACTCATAACGGCGATTACCGTCGATGGGGTCAATTGCCTAGCCAATATCACCCAGGGCCAGCGCCACGCGATGGTCTGGTGTGCGCTGCCGTCGAGTTCCGGCGTCATAACGGTCAACCTCACTTACAACAGCGCACCCAGTTTTTTCAGTTGGGGCGCCTGGACGGTCCTTGGCAGCAGCGGCGCGCCGACGGATACACAATCGACCTTTAACAACTCGGATACATCACGCAGCCTCGCGATGACGGTTCCGGTAGGCGGCACGGCGCTCGTCTCGGGCACCCGCGGCAGCAACGTTGCTGTTACAACGACAAACGCGACTGAAGATTACGATGCCGCCAACGCCTCGGCGCACCAATATGTCGGCGCGCACACGACGGCGACGGGGTCGGTCAGTCCACAGTTTGCCGATATTTCGTCAATGGTGGGATTTGCCTTCGCAGCCGCGCCAGCTGGATTTCTGTTCGTCCCCAATCCGATGCTTCCACTTCTTGTGAGGTAACCCATGGGCCGCATTTACCGCGCCGTTGCCGCCAATACCGCGCAGACCGCGCAGGTTGACATTTTCGAGCTGAACGTTGCCTCGACCAAGGCGGTGAGGCTGCTGGAAATACATCTGTCGCAGCTCACCGAAGTTGCCGATGCTCAGGAGGAAATGCTTCTCGTCCAGGTGAAGGAGGGCGCCACGACGTCAGGCTCTGGCGGTGCGACCCCATCGGCGGTTCCGGCCTCCAAGGGCGATGCGGCTTACGCCGGTACGGTCGAGGCGCACAACACGACCAAGGCAACCGCCGGCACCATCGTCACACATTTGGCTGTCAACTGGAATGTCCGCGTCCCGCTCGACATCATCTTCACTCCGGAGACCGTGATTGTCCTTCCGCCTTCCGCGCGCCTGACGGTCGAGCTTGCCACCACGCCGGGCGATTCCATCACCTTCGGCGGCTACATCGTCTTTGAGGAAATCGGGTAGCACCCCGTGGCAACCGGAGTATTCAGGCGGTATTTTCGCCTTCCGCCGCCTTCACAAAGCCTTGCCGGCGCATTCTCAGCCCAGATCGGGCCAGTCAACGCAGATTTCAACGTTGTCGAGGCGGACGACACTTTAACCGCGACGGTCACGCTTGACCTGTTCGGCAATTTATCGGCCACTGAGGCCGACGATGTTCCTTCTGCTGCCGGCGCCCTCTCGATCGCAGCGTCGGCCTTCATCACCGAGGCCGATGATACGCTGGCCGCCGACACGACGCTCGACATTGTCGCCAGCGTTGCCCTCACCGAGGGTAACGACGTTCCTTCTGCCAGCGGCACGGTTGACATTGTCGCCGCTTTCTCTGCTGTCGAGGACGATGACAGCATATCGGCGTCAGCAAATCTGATCGTCAGCGCCTTTCTGACGATAACGGAAGAAGACGACACGCTGAGCGCCTCAGCGCTGATGCCGATCGTCTACCCCCGCCGGGGCGGCATCGACGAGCAGGAGCAAGAGGAATTTGAGCGCCGCAAGCGACGGTGGAAGGACGACCTCGGCCGGATCGTTGACCGATCCTGGCGCATCGCCAACGGCGAGATTGACCCGGTCACCTTCCAGCCGATACCGCCGCCAGATTTCAGCGCGGTGATTGATGAATTGAAGCGGCAGGCGCTGGCGCTCGACCAGGAGCGAGCGGCGGCCTTTGTCGCTCAACAGGAGCAGATGCAGGAAGAGGAGGCAATAGCCGTCCTTCTCCTCGCTGCATAGGAGCAGAAATGACCGTCATTTATCGCATCTCGCATGGCGCCGCGCCGGCACATCATGCTCGCGGCACTCATAACTGCCCGGCCGTGATCGGCGACACGATGGCGCCGGTTCAATCCATGCTCGACGGCAAGCTCTACGACAGCAAGGCCGCTTTGCGCGCGACCTATAAGGCCGCTGGCGTCACGGAAGTGGGCAACGATCCCGCCATTCGTCGCAAGCAGCCGAAACCCAAACCCGACCGCCAGGCCGTGAAGGTCGCCGTGGATCGGGCTTTTTCCCGCGCCGGGCTCGGCGTCTAAACCTCGCAACCTCTCAGACAGGTGAAACATGTATTTTCCTGAAGACGGAGCGGCGTCCGCCGCAGCCGAACCCGTAACGCCAATCCAGGGTGCTGATGGCGCCGCCGCGCGGCCCGAGCCGGACACGCGTTCGCTTGAGCCCGCCGCTCGCCCCCGGGAAACCACCCGCACCGCGCTCGATCGCGCTTTCGCGACGGTGGAGCAGCAGGAGGCCGATGAGGTTGAGGCGGCGGCGGGAAACAAGCCGCCTACGCCTGGTGCACCTGGACGTGATGAGCGCGGGCGCTTCAAGGCCGGCGACGATGCAAAGGCCGCGCTCCTCGATGTCGATCCCGATGCACTCGGCAAAGACGGTAAGCCCACCGATGGCAAACAGCCTGCCACCATGGAGCCGCCGACGCGCTTCTCACCTGATGCCAAGGCTGCATGGAAAGACGTGCCGGACCCGGTCAAGGGTGAGGTCAGTCGCGCCGTCCGCGAGCTCGAAACAGGCATTCGCGAGTATCAGCAGGTTTTTGAGCCGCTGAAGCCCTTTTACCAGATGGCGCAGGAGCATGGCGTCCAGATCCACGACGCGCTCAAGAACTATGTCGCCATCGACCAGGCCCTGGTATCGAAGGACCCGCAGGAGCGGCTATCCACAATCGAGCATCTTCTAGGGTTGGCCGGCATCTCGCCGCGCGAGTATGCGGCCTATATCTCGGGGCAGCCCGCGCCGGCCGCCGACGAAGTGCAGGCGCAGAACAACCACACCATACAGACGCTTCGGCAGGAAATCGCCGATCTCCGCAACCAGCTGGGTGGCGTCACTCAGTCCGTGCAGCAGCGCCACCAGGATGAGGCGCTGCGTCACGTGGAAGCCTTCGCGGAAGCCAATCCTCGGCTCAAAGAGCCCGAATTTCAGAAGTCCGTCTTCCGCCTCCTCGAGACGAAGATGGCCGCCGATCTTCAGAGCGCCTTCGACATGGCATCGCGGCTCAACCCCGCACCTGTCGTCGACGCTCAGACCACCGCCGCCTCATCCGCGGCCGACAAGCCCAACTCGGATCAGACCCGAAAAGGGAAATTCTCAATCGCAGGCGCTCCGACATCCGGCTCAAACCCGGCCAATCGCAAGCCCCCTGCATCCGCCCGTGAAAGCATCGACCGCGTCTTCGCGGAAATGGGGCTTGGCGGGTGATCCCCCACACTGCCATTTAAGGAGAAATCATAATGGCACTGAACACCAATGAGCGCCTGCAAGAGGCGTTCTCTCTGGCGTTGGAGGATCGTTCCAAGGGCTATGTTGACCTTGTCTCGAACTCTAACGCCCTCCTGTCGGTCATGAAGGAGCGCGATCAGTGGAAGTCGTTCGAAGGACCGACGATCCGTGAGCGCCTGCTTTATGCGGAATCGGGCACCTATACCCGTTACTCGGGCTATAAGCTCCTGAACCCGAAGCCGGCCGAGCTGATCAACGATGCCGAGTTCACGCCGAAGATGGCGGCGGTCTCTGTCGTTCTCTCGAATGACGAGATCCTGAAGAACTCGGGCAGCACGGCGCAGCTCAAGGACGTGATGGAAGTCCACATCTCGGCGGCCGAGCAAGAGCTTACCGACCGTTTCGTGGAAGACCTTCATTCCGCGGGCGTGCTCGCCGATCAGATCGGCGGTCTGCAGCTGGTCCTGCCGACCAACGTCAGCGCTGGCACCTATGGCGGTATCTCCCGGTCGAACTCGGTCTGGCAGACCGCCGCTTATGATGCCAACTCGGCTTTCGCTGGCATCACCCAGGTTGACAAGACCACGGTGAAGGGGATCTTCGACAAGATCGTCATCGCCCGCAGTCGCGGCACCAAGGGCCCGAACCTGATCCTGTCCTCCTCGGAGCACTATCAGGCCTACACGGAAGCCGTCGTCGCGATCCAGCAGATCACGAACGAAAACAAGCTCGGCAAGCTGGGCTTTACGTCGCTGAAATATTACGGCGCCGGCAAGTCCATCGACGTCGTGCTGGAAGGTGGCATCGGCTCGGCCATGCCGGGCAATACCACCTACTTCATCGACACCGAAGCCCTGAAATATCGGTACAACGCTCGCCGCCACTTCGACAAGTTCGGCGGCAAGCAGATGCCGATCAATCAGGACGCTATCGTGCAGCACATCGGCTTCATGGGCGAGGTCACCATGAATTGCCCGCTGCACATGGCGAAGCTCTACGACTCGGCGCCGTAAGGATAGGAGGAAAACATGAGTTACATCCTCGGCATGGATACCAGCCGCGTCGACAAAGTCGCGGCTTTCTCCCTCGGCACGATCGGCCAGGACAACACCGGGAAGAAGTACAAGTATGTGCAATATGACACCGGGGCGGGGCCTGTGACCGCCGTCCCGGGCAATGTTGCCTACTACTACGCTCCCGGCGGCGTCTCGGCTGGTGCCACTGGCATCGTCACGTCCGACCTGTCGGATAGCGCCAATGTCGGCGCGGGCGTTCTCATGTCCGCACCGGCTGACGGTGAGTATGGTTGGCTGCAGATCAGCGGCCCGGCCACGCTCAACACGGCGCTGACCGCTGGCGCGGACGGCAACGCCCTCACGGCTGTGGGCGCCACGGATGGCACGCTGGACGTGTCGGCGCTGGTGACCGACTTTATCTGTGCGGTCGCGATCGACGCTTCGGCGAAGATCGTCATGTGCCAGTTCCCCGAATAATCCCAGCCTGACAGCTGAAGGGGTGCGGCTCCGGCCGCACCTCACTCGCTTTCATCGCATTCCCTCAGACGGAGAACACCATGTTCAATTCCGAATACGACAACACGTCTCATCTCGGCATCGAGTTTTACCTTGAGCCAGTGAAGAACGAGAAGAAGTCGGCCGAAACTGGCCGGCCGATCTTCGAGGACAAGGAATATGTCAAGATCCACATCGCCGGGGATCGCAACCGCGTCCACGTCGCGCCGGCACATGAAACCTTCGCCCGCGACCGTGAAACCAATGGCTGGATCACCTATGCCCAGGCCTTCCACCGCCACTATGACGCCTTCAAGTCGGGCGAGCAGGTGAGGGGCGAGGGAACGCCGCTCGGTCAGGTCGATTTCATGACGCCGGCCAAGGTCAAGGAGTTCGCCGCGCTTAACGTCCACACCGTCGAGCAACTGGCCGGCCTGGAAGGCGCCAACCTGCAGAAGCTCGGCATGTATGGCCGGCAGTTCAAGGAGAAGGCGCAACAATACATCGACACTGCCGCCAGCTCGAACGCCCCGCTTATGGCGGAGAACGCCGCACTCAAGGAACGTCTCGAGCAGCTGGAAAAGCTTCTCGGCTCAGGGGCGCCGGCCGCTCCCGCTCCTGCACCGGTTCCCGAGCCGGCTACCTCGCCTTTCGCCGATTGGGACGATGGCGCGCTGAAAGCCTTCATCAAGGAGCGCACCGGCACGTCGCCGAAAGGCCAGCCCGGCCACGCAACGCTCGTCCGCCTCGCTGAGGAAGCCAACGCCAAAGAGGCCGCCTAATCATGACCGTGCTCTCTGCAATTCAGAATGTTTCCGCGTCGATCGCGCTGGATCGGCCTGAAGCCGTGTTCAGCTCGCAAGCGCGCGAACATTTTGAATTGCAGGTGCTGGCGAATACGGCAGGCCTCCATATTGCCCGGGACTATGAGTGGCAGGCGCTCAAGGTCGTTGCCACGCTTACGGGCGATGGCACGAAGACGGCCTTCGACATGCCGGAAGACTATGACCGCATGCTGAAGACGACCGACCTGCGATCGAGCCGGTATGCCACGGGTTTGCACCATGTTGTCGACAGCGACCAGTGGTTGGATATGGAAATCCGCCAGTTCAAC